TTACCTTCATACTTTTCTGCTTTTACTTGAGAAGTATTCCAAGATAGAATAGCTTCTTTAATATTATTAAGAAAAACATTTAAGTTTTCCTCTGTCATGTTGGCAGGTTTACCAGTAGATATATCAGAAATCAATTGCTTGATGTCTGTTGCTATAGTACTAATGTGTTTCTGACCAGTTGTTTCCGATTTTATATTCACCATTTAGTGGACACCTTACATTTAATTGTTTACCTGCATCTATAATTGATTGTACTGCTAACCTTCCAAACTCTTCGGCTCTACTTTCTTCAACCTCGTATTGGAATTCATCATGTACATTTACAACTGGAAATGCTTTGATTTGTTTTCTTATAACATATTCTTCTAGCAATGTCAACGCATACTTCATAACAATAGCACCTGCTCCTTGTAATAAAGTATTCAATGCTGCATGAGGATATCTTATTATTATTTTTCTTTGGTCAAGTCCTCTGACCCATCTTCGTTGAGCCACTCGTTCCACTTTTTCTCGTAAGCTTCTAAGACTTGGTGTTGCTCTAAGAAATTTTTCTTTAGCTCTTTCGCCATCTCTTTCCGAACCTCCAATGATACTTCCGATTTTTTTTGAACCTGCTCCATAGATAAATGCGTAGATAAAAGTCTTCGCCTTATCTCTTGATTCCAGACCAGCAGCAGTTTGATTTGCTGTGTGTATATCTCCATTAACGACTTCATGTGTGTACCTTTCATCATTCATATAGTGTGCTAACATTCTTAACTCAAGTCCAGAAGCATCAACACCTACTAGTTTATAACCTTTGTTTACTGTCCATAATGCCCTACATTCTTTACCATAAGGAGAGTACACAGCAGGAATTTGAGCCATGTTGGGCGACTGATGGCTCATTCTTCCAGTTATTGTACCATTGGTAATAACTTTGCCATGTACTCTACCATCTTCCTTAATGCCTTCAATCCAAGAATTAACTTGAGCAATTCTTTTCTGTAGCATTAAGAATCTATTTATTAATTTAGCTTCAGGTATATTATGTATTTGAGATAATACTTTCTCATCAACAATCACATGACCTTTATCTGTCTTCTTCTTAGGCTTCCACCCAAGTAACATTAATCGTTCAGCAATCTGTTGCCTTGAACCTAAATTAAATTCTTTGTATTTAACTTTAGTAAAGGGAACACCCTTCACATAACCTCTTGCTTTGTTATTAGACTTAGGTATAAACTCTTCTTCTACTTTCATTGGAGGAAAAGTTTGTCTTACCTTAGTAGTTAAGTCATTCATATCTTCTTGAAACTTAGATTGTAATTCATATGCTTCAACAACATTAATTTTAAATCCTCTTTCATGTTGTTTCTGAATTATTTGTGCAACTCTATGTTCAAGTTCAATTGATTGACCAAAGTTTGTTGTCTTCTTCATTAAAAATTTATAAAGTCTTTCAGTTAGTTCAACATCATTTCTACAATAGGTTAACATATCTTCAGAGAAATAATCAAACTGTTCAAAGTGTATTTTGTTTTGACCTAACTTAGTACCCCAATTTTTTAATGAGTGTCCACCATCTATCATAGGATTTAATAATCTAGATAGAACTAAAGTATCAGTTACTTTACAATTTTCAAATACATCATATCCAAAAATTTTATTAACTACTGGTATATCAAATCCAATTATATTATGACCTATAACTTCATCAGTTTGTTTTATTAGTTCAGCAAATCTATGTAACCTGTCTTCTTTAAACTGATAATAAGTATCGCCATGTTTACAAACAATACACCATATCTTATCAGCAGTCATGGTTGTTTCTATATCAAATACAACTTTATTAAAAGTCATCAGATTTTACCTCAGTTAATCTTCCAGTATCTATATCATATTTTAAATCACAACAAGGACCAGTAATACCAGAGAATCTATTCTTTAATACTCTTATCCTAGTGGTGTTCCGAACATCAGGGTCATCGTTCTGTGCGTCTCTCTCAAGCCCAATAACCATGTCACTTAGCTGACCTATACTAGCCGAACCTCTTAATTGTGATAGTGAAGTTGATGCTCCCTCTTCATGACCTTTACCTTCAGGTCTTCTAAGGTGTGATACAACTATCATAGATACTCCTGTCTCTTGAACAAGTGTTCTAAGTCTAGTCATAATCTCATCTAATGCTCTTCTCTCATCACCATGTTGTTGGTCGGATACAATAATACTTATATGGTCAATGACTATGTACTTACAATCTAAACCTTTAGCTAAGAACCTAACTCTTGAAACAATATTGTCAATAGAGTTAGAACCAAAATGGTCAAACATAAATACTCTACCAGTACCTACTGTTGCATCAAAGTAAGTTTTCATTTCTTCTTTACTAACATGAACATCAGGTAAGTGTAGTCTTTGATTAGCTTCAACACTCATCAAACCTTTTGAAGTTATGACTGGTGTTTCTTCTAACATTAACAAACCTATATTATCTTCAGTTGATTTTATAATGTGATGTACTACTTCTCTCATTACTTGTGTCTTACCTAGTCCAGACCCTGCTGTAAATGTAACTAACTCTGAAGGTCTTAAACCATATGTAATTTTATTCAAACCCTCAAAAGGATATTGAACAAATGATTTAGTAATTGGTTTTAATACATCATCTAATAATGTATTGGCATTTATAATTCCATCTGGTGCAAATACTTTAGCATCCCAAAATGTTTTATTATATATTTGTATTTTGTTTTTAGTTAAACAATCAGACGCATCTTTAAAGCCTTCAGGTAAATGCATTATCTTACATTTTCCTGGAGAGAATAACTCTGCAACTTTCATAGCACCATCAATGCCATGCTCATCATTATCAAAATTTATAATAACATTATCAAAATTATTTTCTAACCATTCTAAACTATTCTTAATATCTTTTACTGCCGAAGATATTCCATTCTTAATACTTACTACTGGTGTATGATAGTTACCCTTTAACATCATTTGATAAGATGATAAAGCATCTAACTCACCCTCTGTAACAATACAATATTTATTTTTAGAAAAAAGATGTTGACCAAACAAGCCAGAATCTTTTGTATTACCTTGTATGCTAAATTCTTTTAGCTTAGTATACCTAGTCTTAGTTGCTATCTTAGCACCTTGTGTATCATGATATGGGTAGTAGTGATTAGTGATAGTACCCATGCTATCCATCTTAACTGTAACTCCAAACTTCTTACAGGTATCCTCAGAAATATTTCTATCTATAATTTCTGCATAGTTAGAATCTTTCATGAAGTCTTTTACTTCATATTCATTTTTACTTTGTGTTGTTGTTGGTTGTAATTCCATATCATATTCCTTTATAAATTGTTGACATGAAAAACAATAAGCTGAATTGTCTGCGTTAACAGATACTGCATCACTACTAGAACATAGTGGACAGGGTAGGTGATATTTTATAAAACCTTTTTTATTTATTTCTTCCATTGTCGCCCTTAATTAAATTAATTTAGTCCAAAAAAAAGGAGTGGCAATCTCTCGCCACCCCCTCGGAGTAAGAAAAAATGAAACTTAAATTTCATTTCAACAGTTGGATAGTACTAAAAATCATCCTTGATGTCAACACCATTTTCAGATTGTTCTACTTCAAAATCTTCTCTAGGTGTATACTCTACTAGGTCTATGACCTGAACAGCTTGTAAGTCTAAGCCCATACCTTTTTTACCTTTGAAGTTCCATTCATAAGGTTTGTACATTACTTTAACTTTACTTCCATTACCTACTATTTTATCTAGTGGGTTCTTAGAAGCATCAACTAATTGTGGTTGAGTATTCTTATCACCATTAGCTTTACTGCATTTTCTTTTAAACTTTACTATATTAGGAATAGTAGTTTCATCAACAGTTGTTTCACCTACTTTTATTCCTTGCTCTTTTAATTCATTAGCAGACTTTTCATCTACTGATAAATCAATTGTCCACATAGGTTCAAACTTTTCGTTTGGTCGTGTCAGAGAAGCCCAGTAAGCTGTGCCTTCAATTATTGCCATATGCATTTCCTTTATTGTTATTGTTAATTATTATTGTATTACTATCATACTTCATCATCGGTGTCAACACTTGGTTCAATTTTATTTTCAAGCATTTCCTCTATCTTTTTATCAATGTTTAGTTTAATAGTTTGTTTCTTGTTCAGCTTTCCCTGAAGTTCACCTATCTTAGAACCCATAGATTGAATATCAGAATTAGCCTGTTCTAATTGTATTAGAATTTTTTTAATCTTGCTATCCTTTTGAATAATAATATCATTCAATTCTTGTTTCTCTTTTGTTAAATCAGATATTGTAGATTTATATTCTGTTAATAAAGATTTATCAGTCATATTTATATTGCTATACACTCTTCAGTAAATAATAATTTCAAAGGTAACACTACACATTTAGATGCTCTATAGTCTCCAATACTTTTAGTGTGTGTCTTCTTATATTTCTTTACTATTTTTTTTAGTCTTGATACTCTAAAGACTAACATACAATGTTCTTTTTTATCTAGTTCTAGTATATGAAACCACCATTTAGATTCTGTCTTATCTATACCTGAAGGTTTATTTCTATACTCATATTCAATAGCAATGTTACCAGTCTTTCTCCACCATGCTCTCTCAGTTTTAATTTCAACTTTACTTCCTTTAAGTAAATCGGCTACTCTCTTCTCTCTTATTTGTCCATACTCTAAGTCTAAATCAAACTTAGTATTTTTTCCTGTTGCCATTTTAATATCGTTCCTGTTGATGAAAGCTACATATATAATGAGTTAAAAACTTATGAATGTTTTTATGTTTAAAAAGTTTTTTAGCATTAGCTTCATGCAGTTGTTTAAACTTTCTGATTATAAATGTAGGTTCTAAATTTGCGTAATCGCATATCTCACAGAAGTGTGAGTCTGTTTTTGAAAACCAAGCCTTGGCTTCATGTATTATTTGTTCTCTTCTATTACCCCATGCATGAATATCTATATCCAATGCATCCATAATTGCTCGAACAATAACACTTCGATATAATAATACCTCAGATGTAATTGCTCTACCTTCGCCTTGACTTAGATGTTGTGTAGTACTATTGTTCAATATCATATTTCATTTTATCAAACACCTTGTTTAATAAAGACTTTTTATTCTGCTTTATAATCTTCGAATGAAACTGTTTTGTTTGTAGACTTTTCGCTATCGGATTTTTTGATTTTATTTTTAAATGTTTCTTCATCAATTTCTTCTACTGTATGTCTACTATGTTTCACTTCTTTACTAATTATATTTGAATATGGACTCCAATTTATTTTCTCTTTAACTTGTGCTAATGTAGTACCTGAATTATAATAGTCTTCAACGCATACATCTACATTGACCCATGTTTTTTTTAAAAAGAATTTATTGCTCATATTGGTTTGTCCTGTCTATTAAGTTATGTTGGATAAAAGATTTGTCTTTTAATTTAAAGACAGTATCTCTATTATACATTATAACTTTTGTCTTAACAACCTCTCTAAAAAATAAATATTATATAATAATATCAATAGTTTAGAGAGGTTCAGGGTGTTGCCTTTCTACTGTAAGTTGTATTGTGATTTAGATAAATCTTTTGTTAATCTTTCTTTTAATAAAGCTTTTATTTTCTTTGATTCAATTAAGTCTACTCCCATTACTTTAACATGAGTATTAAACCAATCGTTAGTTTCTTTTTTATTTTTTATTGTTTTTCTTTTAGTCATGCTATCTCCTTTTTTATTTCATAATGTTTTATTATTTTATTTAACTTATCTTTTTTTATAATGCTGTAAGGTAATATAATTTTAGCAAACTCTAAAGCTTTTTTGTGTGATACTTTCCAACGCCATTGAGGTTTAGTACCTAACCATTTTTCATGTGCTTTTCTATAAAAAATATTACCAAAGCCAACAGTATCTTTAATCCAATTAATAACTTCTTCATTAGTCATAGAAATTTCACAAGCATGAACAGTATAAACCTTATTAGATTTTTTCTTTAAGCTTTGGTAAATAGAAACAGAACCATCAGCATCAAATAGACCTGCTAAAAAAGCATCCTTTTCTATTTGATATAGTTCAGAGTTACTCATGCTACCTCCTTTAAAATTGTTATTGCTCTTGCATGAGCAGGATATCTTTTAATATATCCTTTCCACTCTATGTAACCAAGCATTTGATGAACACCACTCTTTGATTTAATATTCATGTACTCTCTTATCTCATCAAACTTAGGCATTATCTCATGTTTCTTTTTATATTCAACTAAATATTTAAATAACTTTAATTGTCTTGGTGTTAACATTTCTTTCTCCAACCATTTGTAATTTCTTCCTGACATATTTAAAGAGGAATACCATCATCATCTACATT